GCGGCCAGTTGCACACTGGTCAATACCCCGTCTGCGGTACGTGCCACAAATGAACCTGGAGCACTTGTTCCTAAAGCAGGATCATAATGCGTAACTGATTCATCGTAAATAAATTGGGCGGCTGATAACACACCGCGATTGATCTGTATGCCAGAACGATAATTATTTGCCGCGCTGATGCCTGAATTGACATCGCTAGGATCATAATTCAATTCAAAAATTACATCTTTAACATAACTGTTTGTTGACTCAACATAAGTGGTTGTGCCAATAACATCCAAGTTTCCTTTAATAGTCACGCTACCGTAACTGGCAGGATTTGCAGATTGTCCTGTGGTATCTAATACAATATTTTTGGGCGTGACACCGGAACCTACAACAACTTTGTAGTCTCCGTTATTTATTTTGACTATTCTTGACATTAGTTATCCTAAACAGGGAGCTTGCGCTCCCTTGTTAGTTATTACGCACTTGGGATTTGGCAAACTGTTGCTGTTGCTGATCCAAAAGTCCAAGGAACTGACGAACCGCTAGTAAAAACTGTGCCAGTACCAACTATTAATGTGGCTCTATTTTTAGTCAACTTAGTAACATAATATGTACCAGCGGAAGCATCAACAGCAACAATGGCCATCTCACCTGCCGCTGTTGGAGCACTTGCTTTTAGTGCGCAGATTGCTGTACCGTCTTGAGTCTGAATTTGATAACGACGACTTGACACTTGTTTGATAATGTCGTTACCAGTTGTACGGTTTGTTGTACCAGCTGTGATGCCTTGACACACAATGGCATCGCCAACTGTTGCTGTCAATGTTGCTATTGGAGTAGCACTACCAGAGCCACCTGCAACGGTACCAGCAAATGTAATTGTAGGAGCAGCGGTGTAACCTGAGCCTGCTGTGACTACTGTTACTGTGTAGGTTGTTGTGCCAGTTACCACAACATTTAGTGTTGGTTTTACGCCGCCTTGGATTTGCGGTGCAGTGATGCTTGCGCCTGGAATTGCGTAAGTACCGTTGACTAATGATGCTAACGTGCCAGCTGGAGCTGTTGCACTTGCAACACCCTCGCCGCCGACACCAGCAGTATTGGTATTACCAAAGAATTTTTTATGTAAAGGACGTCCCATTTTATTTTCTCCTTAAGAAATAACAGCGTTCTAGGCTGTACGCGGTTGGATATCCGCATAAAATCCACCCTGTGTGGATCATTACTATGTATTTAGCTGAAAACGAAAAAGGACTTCCGAAGAAGTCCTTAGTCTTATAACGCTAATGTCTCTTTCAGATTAACTGAATTTAACGTTAGCTGAAGTGATACCAACACGACCCAAGTAGTCCGCGGCATTACCTAGAGAAGAAGCAGTGTTGCTTAATTCTACGTAACCGTAACGTGTCATGAATGATACAACTGGTTCAAATGTTGATGGATCCAATACAACACCACTGCTCATCAATGGAATGTATGGGCAATAGAATGCAGGAGCATCAGACTCTGAAGAACCTTTGTAACCAACAAGAATACTTGTTGAATCGTTTGCGTATGAGTTAACATAAATCTTCATAGCATTGTTCAATGTACCAACAAACTTGGTGTTTGTAGGTGCTTCGAATGTACCTTCTGTTGTACGAGCAAATGCGCTTGTAGTAGCAGATTGTAGAATTGTCAATGCAAATGGACTTACAACGGCGTAGTTACCAGCACCACGACGTGTACGCTGAGCGATCAAGTTAGCAACACGGTTGATCTGAACTGCCAATGCGGCATGCTCGTCACCAACAAATGTAGCTGTACCAGATACAGCGGCTTGGTTATATGTCTCAGTATCTGCACCAGCAAGTGTTAACAAGCTAGCCAATACTTCTTGGTCGATTTCAGCAGTAATTTCTTGTGCTAAAGCGGCCATGATTTCTGCTTCAACGTCAATACCCTGTTGGGCCTGTGCGTCTTGAGCGGCTTCAAACGTCCAGCGAGCTGATAACTTACGTGTCTTAGCTTCAACTGTTTGTTTCAAGATCTGGATGCTCATTCTGTTACCAGCACGACCTTCTAAAGTAGCTGTACTAGCGGCTTTAGCTGTTGAACTTTCGTTTCCAGAATATGCTTCTGCAATCTTGAATGGGCTCAATGCCTCTTCACCTGCTGTCACTCCACTGTTTGTTGATGTGTCTGCATAGCGAACACGCAACGTGTGAATTTGTCCAACTGGACCAGTCATTGGTTGTACGCCGACTAGTTCATTAGCAATGACTGTAGGCATAACGCGGCGAATCACTGGAAGGATTACGCGATTTAGTGTGGCAACGTTACCGGCAGAGGTAGCACCAGCTGTTGGGGATTCCATCAAATACTTACGAGTATTTTCTAGTGTAACCGCCATGACTGATTTTTTAGTGCCGTGTAGGCCTTCTAAAAGTGCTTCCTTAGTTTCTGCCCAACGTCCGTTTAGTAGTTCTGACATTTAAATTCTCCTTAAATTTTTAGTCCAGCAAGTCTACGAATATCAATAATGTTATTGTTTTCTAGCTCACTGCTACGATTGGTGTTGGAAACTTTGTTTCCTGTGATTTCTTTTGCCTCAGTTAGTGCCTGTTTTTGTTTTTGTGGAGCTTTACCTGCTATAACAGCTGGTAAGTACTTGTCAAAACTATCAACTAGTTTTGCTGTTTTCACGCTCTCCATTAATTCACTCATAATTACTTTCTGTTCACCGTTAAGTGGACTTAGCAATTCTGCCATGATGTGTTGACGTTCGATGCTTTCGCCCAAACGCTTTGATTCTGCTTTTTTGCTTTCTATTACTTTTTGTGCCATGATAACATGAGCTTGCGCTTCTGTTAGTTCTGCCGTTTTCAAGTCTATGACTTTGAGCAATTTTGCAGTTTCTGATTTCTCGTTCAAGTAACTGGTCTGATATTCTGCGGCAAACGCCTCAAACATCTTGCGACCAAAGTCAGTGCGGCGAGCTGATTCAATGTCTTCTTTCAAGCTAGTAAGTTCAGTAGTTAAACCTTCTGTTACTAGTGTGTCGACCATCTGTGCGGCTCGTTGTACAAACTGTTCTTTAACTTTTGCAAGTTGTTGACGTCCTTCACGGACTAAACGTACCTTGGTCTCTGCAAGGTCTTGCTTGTCTTTGTAAAATTCTGCGATTTCTTGGGCCAATGCTTCTACTACGAAAGTTTCTAATAGTCCAAACTTACTAGCCATTACTTTCTGATCTTCATGTAGCTCTAAAACTTCAGAAGCCAACTGGCGAGTAACGAATTCCTTCATTGTCGCTGTGTCTGCTTTCATTTTTTGAGCATATTTAACTTTCATTTCTGCAAGTTGATTACGATCTTCAGTAAACTCGACAATTTCCTGTGCTAATTGTTCGCTGATCATTGTGTCCACAGCTTCAATCATAACTTGTTTGTCATGTTCGTATTTTTGGGAAAATTCTTCGCGTAACTGTTGAGTTAATACTTCGCGAGTCTCGATTAAACGAGCTTCGAAAGCAGACTCAAGAGAAGCTTGGATCTCTTCAGAAATCACGTTGTTTTCAAATAAACTTTTAAGTGCTTCCAACATGTGATTCTCCTTTTATTGGAGTTTGCCAATTATTGCTAATAGGCTCTCTTTGAGATATTTCTGTGCTTTAGGATCACCTTTCACCTCTTGCGCTATGCGTAAGGCACTTAATCCCCCTCGATTATTCATCAAGTGTTCATAAATTGGTGTGGGGTATGCTCCAGGAGCACTAGGTTGAGCCACCATATCTACTGTGATGATCTCAAAATCTGATACTTCACCGGACCCGTCGCCTTTGACGTTGCCGGACCCCCTACTGGAGACACCTAATTTTACTCCGCTTTCCAGCATTGTACGAATTAGTTGCCCCATAGGAGTTGGCAAAATTTTAAGTTTGCCATAACCATTTGGGCCGTCCATCCACATATTTGTTATCATGTGACTTACGCGGTCCAAATTTATTTTTAGATCATCTGGATGATCCACTTCCCCGAGAACTGAATAGCCGTTTTGAATCTGATCATTAAGGGTTTTGACAGCCTTGCCAATCTCGTTAACAGGGTAAACACGCTGGTTAGCGTTTTTTATACCGCCCTGGATGCAAATCCCTGACATGTATAAATTTTTCCCGTCTTTGTCATCAGACTCAACGACCATTTTTGCTTCGTTGAAACTGAGATTCTCTCGGAGGTATAGTGACATATTTTTAAATAGTCTCTTTTTATTTCTTAGCTTGACGTAAAATACTTTGCTTGTTTGTAGCAGTTTCTTTTGCACCAGCTTTTTCAGCGCCGTGTCCTGGCTGTTTAGTAGTAAATGCATTGCCTGCTTTACCGCCTGGAACATTGATGTTGCCTTTGGCATCTGGATTAGGAGCTACTTTAGTGCCCATTACTCCGTTGCCTTGTACTGTTGATTTTGCGCCAATATCAGCACTAACTTCTCTGTGGCCTTGTGCAATATTAGCAGTTGTACCGCCCATATTGTTTTTGCCAGCTACAACTGATTTAGTTTGTACGCCGTTGTCGCCGCCTTTTGCAAACGTGTTGTATGTAGATCCGCCAACTTTCTCAACGTATTCGCGGATTAGTTGTTCGTCGTCTTCCATAAAACTGTTTTCGTCAGTGTGGATATAGTGGTGTACTTCAGTACCGCCTTCTTCATCTTCACCTGCTGTTTCTTTTTCAATAGTGTCATCCATGCCCATGTCATCCATGCCCATGTCGTCACCACCAAACTCGTCGCCAGCCATGTCATCACTGCCCATGTCATCACTGCCCATGTCGCCGCCTTCTTCGCCGGCCATTAGCTGTTCAAATTCTGCTTTCAGATCTTCCAAAGCATCTTCTAAATCTTGTACGCGATCTTCAACGTCACCTTCTGGTTCGTCATCTTCATCGCTGTCTGCATCGACGTCGCCCATCATGTCATCAGTTGCATCATCTGCACTGAAGTCATCTTCGTCGTCTTCTTTTTTGTCTTCTTCATCCATTCCCATATCGGTTGGTGGAGTTGAAGAATCTGAACTTTGTTGTCCAAAGTCATTTTCTAGTAGTTCTTCGTAGATTTCGCGTGATTTTGCGACTACGATGTTGTGGAATATTTCTTGTGCTGTTGATTTATCTTCATTAATCAAAGCCTCGAGCATTTGCTCGAATTGTGTACGATCAGTCATGTTTGTCTCCTGTGAATATGAATACAAGGCTGTATGATATTTACACGTATCAGCAAAATACTTGCTGATATAGTATAAAAACAGCTCGTTTTATGTACTAACCCGTTTATGCCGGTGCTGGCATTGGTGGTTTAGCATACATCTTGTTGATGAAAGCTAGTTCATGCTCTTGTTCTAGTATATGTGCTTCGCTACCTTTGCGAAGTTCGTTGATCTGTGATAGTGTCAATCTTGTTTTACGTGTGTCGGATTTCTTCATAGCTGATTGATCGCGCAATGGATTGTAGCGCATGTCATTGACATTGCGTCCAGCATCCGACATGTTAAAAAGTTCACGTAGTATCATGTTAATATTTATGCTGTAGGAGTCATTCCCGGAGCCTGCATCTCTGCCCCCGGAGTTGGAGGAGGTACTAATGGATTCTCCATACCTTCTGGAGCGGACAAATCACCAACGGTAGTCATATCTCCTGCAATTCCGCCTGCACTCAAGCCAGCACCACGCAGTTCGCCAGCACTGTCAGTGTCAGTGGCACTGCCTTCGCCTTGTTCTTCTGCCCACAAGCGTTCGTTTTCTGCAATCTCGTCGTCTGTCAAACCTAAGAAACGCTTCAAAGCAAAGCGATGACTCATGTAAGGCACTGCTTGTATTGTGTTGAATGTGTTGATACGTTCAGTATCCAGTGCGGCCTGACGGCTACTTGCAAAGTTTAACGGTTCGTTGAAACGCAAATCAAACAGTGTAGCATCAATGTTCACACCACGTGTGTGCATGTAGCGTTTGAATTCAATATCAAACGAAGTTGATATCAATGCTTGCAAACGTTCACAGTATTTGTTAAAGCGTAGTTCTTGAATGTATGCGGTGCCCACACGACCATCATTGTAACTGCTGTTGCTGTCGTCTGCACCAGTAGGCAAATAGCTACTTGGTATGCGTAAACCACGGAACAACTTGTTGGTAAAGTACTTTAAGTCATCAATCTCACCCAAGTTGGTACCACCTGGTAGTGTTGTGACATCCGAACCACGGCCATCAGCTGATTTAGGAAAGAAATAGTCTTCATTAATGCTTAGGGGATTGTATGCTGAATCGATAACGTTCTGACCGCCACCATTTTGGCTAGGAATTCTACGTTGATGGATCTGGTCTTTGACTCTTTCCACAAACGCCATGGCCAAGTGACTGGGCATGTTGCCTACATCTATGTGAAAGATGCGTCTTTCTGGAGCACGTTGTATACGATAGATAAGAATAGCATCTTCCAGCAGTTCTTTTTGCTTGTAAACCTTAAAGATGTTTTCTAACAAGCTGTTGCCAAACGGATAGTTGTTGTCTAGGCCTTCACTTAGGCTCAAGTGTATAACATGTTCAGCGTTGACTGCCACTTCGTTTTCTTGTTTGTCCCAACGACCGCTAGTTGATGGATATGCACCTGTCATGCCACGGGCGCCAAGCCCACCTGTCCCCACACTTGCGCTTGATCCGCCGCGATTGACATCTTTTACATTGGGTGCAATCTGTGTGGCAACTAAATTTTGAAAGTTAGGATTGATATCACGGATAACATATTGCTCTGGCTTTTTGCCTTCGCTTTCATTGGCAATGATCTTAACTACTTTGCT